CAACTTCCGAGACGCCAACCCGCGCTACTCGCTGGTGGGCGAAATGTGCCCCGTGGACACGCCGACAAGCTGGGTTCTGGAGTGGGACGCGCGGTTTGACGAGACGGCAGTATCAAACTCGTCTTTCAACATTGCGGTGGTCGAGAACGACGCATTCTTCACTGGAGGAGGCGCTTACTACCAGAACGGATACGGCATCCTGTGCCGGGCAAATGACCAGTACAACCTGAACCGATACGCCGCGCCCAGCACCAGCACGGCATTGAACACCGCTTCGGGCGGCTCGGCCTTGACTGTTGGGGCGGCGGCAGTGGTGACGGCTGCGATAAGCGCCACGACCATGACGGTCAGCGCGGTGACTTCTGGCACGTTGGCAGTAGGCCAGGAAGTGACAGGAACCGGGGTCGCCATTGGCACCGTCATCACTGCGCTTGGAACTGGTACGGGCGGGACCGGCACTTACACGGTGGGGGTGTCTCAGACGGTCAGCAGCACCACCATCACGGCCTACAAGTGGTACAGCTACCGGCTGACGGTGACGCCAACCACGCTGACCATCCTCAACGTCACAACGGCCGTCTCGGTCGAAGTGACCGACTCGACGTATCGCGGCGGCTACCTGCACATGGGGCGTGGCAATGCGAAGGTGTCATTCCGCAACGTGCGGCGCACGGCCTGATCCCAGCCCCTGCCGGTGCACCCGCCGGCCCAACACCTGAAGGACCAACACCTGAAGGACCAACATGCCCGAACGCACCAACCTCTACGCATTCACCGAGCCGACGCCCACCGATGGCTACCCAGGCTATGTCTCGCTGAACCGCGAGCCTGACGACTCGGTGACGCTGACCGTGCGCAGTCCCGGCCACGGCGGCACCCGGGCGGGCACGATCACGCTGCCCGAGGACGTGGCCGCCGCGCTGGCCGCCGCGCTCACGCTGGGCGGTGTGGAGATGGTCGCAGGCGGCCTGGACCCGGACGTGCTGGTGGCCCGCTTCCTGACCTGGCCGGTGCCGGCCGAGGTCTACCCGGACGGCACGCCCGGCCAGCCCGGCCGCACCGGCACCAACCTGCTGTCGGCGCCGCAGGCTGCGGCGATGCTGCGGCACGTCCTGGGCGCCTGATCCCAGCCCCCATAGGTGCACATTGGAATGATCCTCCTGACCGCCCCAATCGCTGAGCCGGTGACGCTCGACGAAGCCAAGCTGGCCGCCAGGATCGCTGAGTCGACAGACTTCGACGCGCTGATCCCGGGCCTGATCATGGCCGCGCGTCAGATCGTCGAGCAGGAGACCGGCCTGCAGCTCATGGCGCAGACCTGGCGCATCGAATTGATCGACTGGCCTGCCGCCGCTGACGTGCTGCCCGTGCACCAGGCGACCGCTGCGGCGGTGGCCTACTGGAACGGCACGGCCTGGGCATCGCTGGACGGCGCTGCGTTCGTGTTCGGGGCCAGCGGCACCGGCACGGCCATTGCGCCGGCCACGGGGCTGGCATGGCCGACCCTGGGCGAGCGGCCGGTGGGGCCCCGCGTGCGAATCGACCTGACGGCCGGCGCTGCATCGGCGGTGCAGGTGCCTGAGTGCGTGAAGCTCTACATCAAGGCCCTGGTGGCCTGGTGGATCGACAACCCCAGCGCCGCGGCGCCCGGCAACGTGCAGCCGGCGCCCTACCTGCGCAGCCTGCTGGACCCGGTGCGAATCTGGGCCTGACCATGCACGCCGGCAACCTCAAGCACTTGGTGGACATCCAGCACCAGGTGACGACGCAAGACGCGCTCGGCCAGGTCGTGGGCGCTTGGGCCACGCTGTGCAGCGTGTGGTCCGACATCCGCCTGCCATCAGGCCTTGAGCAGCTGCGCGGCGATGCGTTCGTCAGTCGCACGCGCGCCAGCATCCGCATCCGCAAGCGCGACGACATCACCGCCGCCATGCGCGTGGTGCACGGCTCGACGGTGTACGAGATCAAGGCCGCGCTGCCAGACCTGCAAACCCGCGCCTACCTCGATCTGGTCTGCGAGGCTGTGACGTGAGCACCTTCGGCTTCACGCTTGACCTGCGGGCCCTGCAGGCCACTCTGGACGCCACCGGCCAGCAGATCGCCGAAGCGGCGCGCCCTGCCGCCCAGGCCGGTGCCCAGGTGCTGTATGACGAGGTGAAGCGCAACGTCAGCCGCATCAAGCGCAAGACCGGCAACCTGGCCGCCAGCATCTACCAGGTCTACAGCAAAGACCAAAGCCGGCCAAACGGCTTGCAGACCTACCACATCGGCTGGAACAACAAGAAGGCGCCGCACGGACACCTGGTTGAGTTCGGCCACTTTCAGCGCTACGAGATCACGTTCGACCCCAAGACCAAGCGCTTCACCACGCACCAGGACCGGCCGCTGGCCACACCGCGCCAGCTGGCCGCCCGCCCGTTCATCCGGCCGGCTGCCGCCAAGCTGCCAGACGCACAGCAGGCCATGGCCGACCGCTTCCTGGCCGAGCTGGCCGCCCGAGGCATCACCAAGTGACTGTCGAAGCCGACATCACCACCGCGCTGCGCACCGTGTGCCCGCGGGTGTCGCCTGACGCGGCGCCCTACGGCACCGTGCGCCCCTACATCACATGGCAGTTCATCGGCGGGCGGCCCATGCGCTACATGGAATCCACGCCGGCCGACAAGCGCCACACGCTGCTGCAGGTGAACGTGTGGAGCAACACCCGCGCCGAAGCGCTGGCGCTGATCCGCCAGGTCGAGGCCGCGCTGTGCGATGCAGCCGCGCCCTTCACCGCCACCCCAGAAGCCGAGCCGCTGAGCGACCTGGCCGACGACATCGAGCCGGCGCTCTACGGCAGCCTGCAGGACTTCAGCATCTACAGCACGCGCTGAAACCACGGACGCGCAGGCGTCTGCATAGCTTTCAACCAGGCCGCCCGGGCAACCGTGGCGGCCTTTTTCATGGCCCGTTCACGGGCTTTCAACTCAGGAGCCCACCATGGCACAAGTACCAACCGGAACCACGTTCTTCATCGCTTCGGCCTTTGGGTCGGCCATCAACACCACCGCCGTCAGCAACTCGGCGCCTGGCGGCGAAGCTGTCGTCACGACGGCCAGCGCACATAGCTACTCCAACGGCGACATCGTGGAGATCACCAGCGGCTGGGGCCGGCTGAACAAGCGCGCGTTCCGCATCAAGGCTGCCAGCGGAAGCACGCTGACGCTGGAAGGAATGGACACCAGCAGCACGACCTACTTTCCGCCCGGCAGCGGGATCGGCTCAGTGCGCAAGGCGACCACCTTCACGCAGATCGCCAACGTGCTGTCGGCGCAGTCGCAAGGCGGCGACCCCAAAACGGTCAGCTACAAGTACATCGAATCCGATGTGGACTTCTCTCTGAACGACGGCTTCAACGCCACCAGCTACACGCTGGAGATCGACGCCGACAGCATCGGCACCGCCGGCTACACCAACATGAAGTCGCTGACCGACGTGCAGACCGACACCATCCTGCAGATGGTGACCCGCAACGGCGCCAAGATCTACCAGCCCTGCACCGTGGCCCTGAACGAGGCCGTTCAGCTGCAGGACGGCCAGATCAACCGCGTGCGCGCCCAGTTCAACGGCAACAACCGCTTGGTGCGATACGCCAGCTGATCCCCGGGCCTGACGGCCCGACCCCAGCACCGACCCGGCGCGTGTCTCTCCTTTCGCGGGGAGAGCGCGCGTCGGGCACGGGCACACCACCACTCCCCGCGAAGGACATCACATGGCCAAGATCACCCTGGGCAAGCGCCCGCAGTTCATCGAAGCAACCATCACCGCCACGCTGCCTGATGGCACTGTGGGCAGCATCAAGGCCCGGTACAAGTACCGCACCCGCACCGAGTTCGGGCAGATGATCGACCAGCGCATGGCCGAGGCGCGCACCGAGGCGCCGGCCGAGCCGGCCGACTTCAGCGTGGCCAACATGCAGCGCCAGGCGCGTGACGCCAATGCTGCGTATCTGCTGGACATCCTGGACGGCTGGGATCTGGACAATGACCTGGACATCGACACCGCCACGCAGCTGTGTGATGAGGCGCCCGGCATGGCCCAGGCCCTGATCGACGGTTACCGCATGGCCGTCACTGAAGGCCGGCTGGGAAACTGAAAGCGGCGGCGGCAGCGCTGTTCAAGCGCATGCCGTCGCCGGAAGAGATGACCGCCAGCGGGTTCTGCGCCGATGACTTTGAAGCCGACCCGGTTGAACTGTGGCCCGAGAACGCCCGCGCATGGCAGGTGTTCGCCGATATGAGCGGCCAGTGGCGCCAGGCTTTCAACGGCCCCACCGCGCTGGACTACACCCCGCTGTTCGCCCGCATGGACCGCCTGCAGCTTGACCCAGACGCCTGGGAAGAACTGTTTGCCGACGTGCGCGTGATGGAAGCCCAGGCCCTGCGCACCATGAGAGAACCTGCATGACGAATCAGCGCAACATCCAGCTGGGCACGGCCGTTGACCCGACCGGCGCGCAGCAGGGCCTCAAGGCCGTTGAGCAGGCCGGCGCAAAGACTGCGGCGGCCCTGAGCCAGCAGGCCACCAGCGCCGGCAAGGCCATCGACGGCATCGGCGACGGCGGAGAGAAAGCAGCGCGCAAGCTGCAGGCCGCCGAGCGCGGCATTGTCGCCAGCATCCAGCGGGCCACCGCTGCAGCCCAGGCCGGCGAGCGCGGAACCGCGTCGTTTTACGAGTCACTGGCCCGTGGCCGCGGCATCGACCCGAACACCCTGCGGCCCTACCTGGACCAGCTGCGTGCCGCTGAGCAGGCATCCCGCGCTGCGGCGGCCGGCGTCGGCCAGATCGGCGTCAGCGCCGCGCAAACAGCCGCCGCCCTGCGCGGCGTGCCGGCGCAGTTCACAGACATCGTGACCAGCCTGCAAGGCGGCCAGGCGCCACTGACGGTGTTCCTGCAGCAAGGCGGCCAGTTGAAAGACATGTTTGGCGGCGCCGGTGCTGCTGCCCGTGCGCTGGGCGGCTTCATCGTCGGCCTGGTCAACCCGTTGACGCTGGCCGCCGGTGCCGCTGCGGTGCTGGCCTATGCCTACAAGCTGGGCAGCGACGAGGCGTCAGCCTACTCCCGCGCCATCATCCTGTCGGGCCAGGCGGCTGGCGTCACTGCCGGCCAGCTGCAATCCATGGCCAGCGGGGTGGCCGCGCTGGGTGCCGGCACGCAGGGCAGGGCGGCCGAGATCCTGGCGCAGCTGGCATCGTCGGCAGACGTTGGCGCCGGCAACATGCAGCGCTTCACGGCGGCCGCGCTGGCGTTCGAGAAGGTGGGCGGCGGCGCGGCCGAGGAAACTGCCAAGGCCTTCCAGTCGCTGGCCGACAAGCCGCTGCAGGCTGCCCTGAAGCTGAACGAGACCACCAACTTCCTGACGCAGCGCACCTATGAGCAGATCAAGGCGCTGACCGAACAGGGCCGCACGACAGACGCGGCCCGCGTGGCGCAGGAGGCCTATGCCACGGCGATCGAATCACGCACGCCACAACTGGCGGGCGCGCTGGGGTACGTGGAACGCGCCTGGCTGTCGATCAAGAACGCCACCAAGGGCGCATTCGACGCGGCCCTGAACATCGGCCGCGGCAACACGCTGGACGGCCAGATCGAGGCCCTGCGCCAGCGCATCGAGTCTGCCCAGACCGGCATCTACAGCCGCGACAAGGTGCCAGAACTGCGGCAAGAACTGGCGTTGCTGCAGGAGCAGCAGCGCATGTTGCAGCGCGGGGCTGAAGCTGCGGCGGCGCAGTCGGTGGCATTGCGGGCCACGGCAGACTTCGACAAACAGGCGCTGGAGTACCGCAAAGACGGCAAGCGCCTTGCCGACGAGATCCTGCAAATCCGGCAGCGCGGCCTGACCGCCGGCAAATCTGAAGCCGAGGTGGTGGCGCTGATTGCTGCAGTGGTCGAGCGAACCGCCAAGACAAGCACTGCACCGGCCAGCAAGCGGGACGTGTTCAAGGCCGAAGAGGCGGCCGCCCGCAGCTACATGCAGGCCCTGGAAGCGCTGGCCACCATCCAGCAGCAGGCCGGCGCATCCAGTGAAGGCCTGACCAAGACTCAGGCCAAGCTGCGCGACGTGCAGGCCGATCCTGCCTGGCAGACCTACAGCCGCCAGCAGCAGGAACAGATCATCACCCAGGCCGCTGCCGCGCAGTCTGCCGAAGACCAAGCGGCGGCCATCAAGGCCGGCGCCAAGGTGGCGGCCGAGGCGGCCCGCGACTATGCGCAGTGGGTGCAGGAGCTGGGCCGCAGCGGCAGTGCCGTGGCCGCCCAGGTGCAGGCGCTGGAAGATGAAGCGCGGGCGGTGCAGATCGCGGCATCTGGCCACGTCACCCTGAAGCAGGCCATTGAAGATGTGGCCCTGGCCCGCCTGCGCGAACAGCAGGCCGCAGCCCTGGGCAACCCCGACGCAGTGCTGGCCATCCAGCGTGAGATTGACGCCCGCGAGAAACTGCGCGGCCTGATCGGCGAGAAGGAGCAGCGCGAAGCTGCGGCCGGCGCTGCAAAGGAGTGGGCACGCAGTGCCGAGAAGATCGGCGACAGCATCACCGATGCGCTGATGCGCGGCTTCGAGAGTGGCAAGGGCTTTGCCGAGTCGCTGCGCGACACCGTGGTCAACATGTTCAAGTCGATGGTGCTGAAGCCGGTGATCAGCGCCATCGTCAGCCCCATCAGCGGCGCCATCAGCGGGGCCGTGGGTGGCGCGCTGGGCCTGGGAACGGCCAGCGCTGCGGCCGGCGGGTTGTCTACAAGTGCAACTGCCGGCGTAGCTGGCGCGGGTGCTGGTTTGGCTGGGGCTGGCCTGCTGGGCGGATCGCTCGGCCTGTTTGGAAGCGGGGTTTCATCTGGGCTGTCGGCGTGGGCTGCAGGCGGCAGCGTGACGGGCCTCCTCGGCAGCGGGTCGGCTGTGTTCGCCGGAGGTCTGGCCAACGGCCTTGGCGTGCTGGCAGGCGCGCTCGGCCCGATTGCGCTTGGAATCGCCGCGCTAACCAC